TGTCCAGAACAAGCTCGTATGATTCTTCCTCAAAATATGATGACTAGCTGGTATTGGACAGGCTCATTAATGTTCTTCTATCGTGTATGGAAACAACGTACAAATGATCATGCTCAATTAGAAACACAAGAAGTTGCTAAACAAATTGGAGAAATCTGTGAACAATTATTTCCAGTATCTTGGAATGCTCTTACAAAGGAATAAAATGATAATTACTTTATTTATTGGTGCAGTAATTGCAGGATTATTACTATGAGTAAAGGATCTAAACAAAGACCTGTTGCAAATAAACAACAATTTGATGATAATTGGGATAAAATCTTTGGTAAAAAAGAAACTAAAGAAACACAACCAATTTACGCTCATTGGGTATTAGATGCTGTTTACCCACAGCAAAAGGAAAATAAAAAGTGATTTGTTATCGTGATATGACTTTCTGTACTGATAGTATGTACACATGTAATAATGAAAATTGTCCTCGTTATATTAACGAAGATTTAATTAATGATGGAATTAAATGGTGGGGTTATCCTGAATTTCCACTAGCTTTATCTTCTTTTAAAAAGGATTGCAAAAGTTATGTTTCAAGCATGGCCTAAAATTCCACGAGTAGAAAATAGAAAAGAATTCTACACAGAAAAAATTGATGGTACTAATGCATGTATTATTATTAAGCCCTGGTTATCAGATGATTCTCAACCAATACCAATAGAAGAAATAAATACAGAAGATGAATGTTATGGTATATGGGCACAATCTCGTACTCGGTTGATTACTCCAGAAGATGATAACTTTGGTTTTGCTAAGTGGGTTAAAGAAAATGCAGAAGAACTAATTAAATTAGGAGAAGGATATCATTATGGTGAATGGTGGGGAAAAGGAATTGGAAGAGGATATGGATTAGATAATAGACTTTTTAGTCTATTTAATACTGCTCGCTGGCACAACGATAATCCTCCTCCAAGCTGTTGTAGTGTTGTGCCTACTATACATGCTAATTCTGTAGAAGAAGCAAAACAAATCCTTATTGATACTGGTTCTCTTGCTGCACCAGGATTTATGAATGTAGAAGGAGTAGTTGTATTTGAATACAACACTAAATCTTATTGGAAAGCAATTATAAATAAATGAAAACATTTTTAATTAGTGATTTACACTTAAATCATACTAATATTCTTACCTTTAAACGTAATGATGGAACACCACTACGAAACTTTAAAGACATAGAAGAAATGAATTTAACATTACTTTATAATTGGAATAAAGTTGTTTGTAATTCCGACAAAGTATATGTTCTTGGTGATCTTTCTATGGGAAGTGATTTAAGTTTATTTAAACTTATGAATGGTACTAAAGTTTTAATTAAAGGTAATCATGATAATCTGAAACTAAATAAATATGTAGAGCATTTTAAAGATGTTCGTAGTTATCATGTACTAGATAAATTTATTCTTAGTCATATTCCTATTCATCCTGAATCTTTTAGTAGATGGAGAGCTAATATTCATGGACATACACATGCTAATAATTTAACAGATACTAGATATTACAATGTATCTGTAGAAAATATAAATTATACGCCAATAGATTTTGAAAAAATTCGTGCATATTATAATCAATTAGATAAAGAAAATGAGTAGAGCTAAATATACTGTAGATTTATCTCCAGTAATATATCTATATCGTTATATGAATGGAGATGAAGAACTTAATTGGCAAAAAGTAGGAACATTTACTATTTGTAAACAAGCATTAATTGAACATTTAGAAAATACTTTAGAAAAAGCAAAAAAACTAACTGAAAAGGATATTCTTTTATGAAATTTGATATTCAAATTAATCTTGTGATTGAAGCAGACAATGAACTAGCTGCCGAAAAAGAAATTAAAGATATTATGGATGAAGTTATAAAAACAGAAAATCATATTGAATCTTGGGATTTTGTTGAGTATATTATAGAAGATCCACAAGATGTACCTTGGTAAATAAACATATGGCTAGACAAGTAATACCATTTGATGTAGAAACATCAACATTAGCAAAAGGAAATCCTTACAATACAGATAATAGACTAGTTGCTATTGGCATAGATAATTATCTATTATATAAAAATAACTGGGATACTGATTTTTTACAACATTTAGTAGATACTTCTATTCTTGTTGGACATAATATTAAATTTGATATTGCTTGGCTTAGAACTATTGGTGTATCTTTTAATAATGCTATTATTCGTGATACGCAATTAGCTGAATTTTTATTAAGTAATCAAACAAAACCATTTGTTTCTTTAGAAGAATTAGCTATCAAGTATCTTGATGAACATAAATTAGATGTAGTTAAGACAGATTATTGGGATAAAGGAATAGATACTTGGTTTATTCCAGAAGATATTTTACTAACTTATTTAAAACAAGATTTAAATTTAACTATACAGATATATAATATTCAAGAAAAACTTCTTAAAAAAGAAAATAAATGGAATTTATATCTGCTACAATGTGCAGATTTACTTGAGTTACAAGAAATGGAATGGAACGGGATTCTATTAGACAAGGAATCTTGTTTAAAAAAAGGAGATGAAACACTTGAAACTATTACTGAATATAAAAAATATATTTCTAGCTTTAGTATTTGTCCTAATTTTAACTGTAGTAGTGGAGATCATCTTAGTTGTCTCCTTTATGGTGGCACCATTATTGATTCTATTTATGTTGATAATGGTTTCTACAAGACTGGAAAAAAGGCAGGATTTCCGAAATATAAAATCATTACCAATGAATATAAACAAGAACAACTATTCGTACCAATCAAAGGATCTGAATTAAAAAAAGAAGGTTACTATTCTGTAGATGAAAATACATTAATGTCTCTTAAGACAAAAAATAAAGAGCATAAAAAACTAATAGATACTATACTTAAATTAGCTAAACTAGAGAAATTAGTTGGTACTTATTTTCATGGTATTCCAAAAAAAATGAATGAATTCGGATGGAAAGATAATTATATTCATGGACAATTAAATCAAGTTGTAGCTAGAACAGGAAGAACTTCTTCTTCTAATCCAAATCAACAGAATCTTGATCCAGAATTTAAAAAATTATGTGTGAGTAGATATGAAATTATATGAATGTCAAACAAACGATATTGTTGAATTATTAGAAAAACCAACAATACCAATAGATTCTAATAAACCAGATGAAATAATTATATTTAAACATATAGATGGTATGTATAGCTATTGTATGAATAGGGATAAAACTGTAGTACACGTAGCTGCTTGGACTGAAGTAGCAGTAGTTGGTAAATATGAACCATGATTATTAATGCTGATGCAAAACAATTAGAAGTAAATGTAGCTGCTTTTCTTAGCCAAGATCCTATTTTATTAGATGAGGTAAGAAATAAAGTAGATATACATGAAGAAAATAGGATTAGATTTAATTTACCACACAGATTAATAGCTAAGAAATTTAAATTCCGTTTAATTTATGGTGGTTCTGCTTACTCTTATGCTAATGATCCAGAATTTGCAGAAGTAAAATACAGTAAAAATAAATGGCAAGAAGTTATAGATGAATATTATCTAAAATATAAAGGTCTTTCTGCATGGCATAAAAAATTAATTCAAACTGTAACTACAACAAAAAAATTAGTAATGCCCACAGGACGTGTGTTTTTATACGAAAAAGATATTAGAGGAAATTGGCCTGAAACAACAATAAAAAATTATCCGGTTCAAGGAACCGGAGCAGATATAATGTCTATTATTCGTGTAGATTTTCGTCGTAGATTTCAAAAACTAAATCTTGATGCTGTTAGAATATCTACTGTACATGATTCAATTGTTGTTGATTCTAATAAAAAAGATGTAGATAAAATAATTAAATTATTTTTTGATGTATATAAAGATATGCCACAAAATTTCCAAAAGTTATTTGGAATAGAGTATAATCTTCCTCTGTTTTGTGAAGTATCTGTTGGTAATAACTTGTACGACTTAGAAGAAATTAAAGAAGGAACTATATAATGTTAATTGAAATTATTGCTGTTACAGCAGAAGCAAAAAAGAATTCTCGTGGTGGAATTTACAACGAAGCAATCATCACATTTAAAAATAAATCTTTTCAAGATAAGATTGAAACAAAGAAATTAATTGACTTTGCTGCTAAAGAAGTGTACTCTACCCTTAGTCAAGCTAATTTTGGTGATACATTTGATATAATTAGAAATAAAGATGAACAAGGATATTGGCAGTGGGTTGGTATTAATAACTCCAATACTCCTGCCCAGGAAACTACAATGACTGTAACAAAACAAACACCAGCTACTCCTACTCCAAAAAGTACTTATGAAACAGCAGAAGAACGTGCAGCAAGACAAGTTATGATTGTTAGACAATCTAGTATTGCTAGTGCTATTGCATTACTTGAATCTAATGGAGGTAAAAAGAATACTCCAGAAGAAGTTATTGCTATCGCAAAACAATTTGAAACCTATGTTTTCAATAAAGAACCAGTAAGTTTTACTAATTTTCCAGAGGATGATATTCCATTGTGATAGCATTAATTGATGCAGATATTGTAGCTTTTCGATGTGCTGCATCTTGTGAAACTGAGCAGTATGAGGAATCTGCAAAAGAAATTGCAGTTCTTCGTACTGATAAGTTAATGAGAGAAATCTTATATGCTACAAGTGCAGATTTTTATCATGCTTATTTAACAGGAAAAGGAAATTTTCGTAAGAAAATTAATCCTGAATATAAAGCACATAGAAAAGATAAACCAGTTCCAAAATATTTACAAGATTGTAAACAATTTTTAATTGATAATTGGAATACAGAATTATGTGAAGGATATGAAGCAGATGATGCTCTTGGAACAATGCAAACTAAAGATACAGTTATATGCACAATAGATAAAGATCTTGATATGATTCCAGGAGATCACTACAATTGGGTTAAAAATGAAAGCTATACTATATCAGAAGTGGACGGACTTCGTAATTTTTATAAACAACTCCTTATCGGAGATAAAGCAGATAACATTTTCGGTGTTGCGGGAATTGGAACTGTTAAAGCGGAACGCATAATTGGTCCCTTAGATTATGAAGAAGATATGTACAAGGTTGTTAGTGAATTATATGATGATCCAAAAAGATTATGTATGAATATGGAGTGTCTTTGGATATGGCAAAATTAGATTTAACAAAAGAAATACAAACAAGAGCTGGAGATGAGGTTAAAATATATCATGCATATCCATATGCTTTTCATGGAGCATGGTATAATGATTCTATGAAAGTGTGGATTGCTGCTACTTGGTCTGTACCAAATGGATATCATACTCATAGAAGTTCTTTGGATTTAGTTAATGTTTAAGTCTAAAAATTATAATGATTTATAAAAGTAAATTCGAAGAAGAAGTAAGTAATACATATGATTTAAAAGCTACCTATGAAATGGAAGCTATTCCATATGTTATAGAAAGTAAATATAATCCAGATTTTAAATTAGCTAAAGATGTATTTTTAGAAACAAAAGGTTTCTTTAAAGATTCTGATAGACGTAAAATTCTTGCTGTTGTTAAACAACATCCAGAAAAGAAAATAATTATGTACTTCCAGGACAGTACAGTTAAGCTAAGAAAGAATGGAAAGATGACTTATGGAGAATGGTGTGATAAAAACGGAATCGAATGGTTCTGTTGGAAAACAAAACGACCAACCAAAAGAATTCTCAATATGGCTATTAAAACTTCCTCCGATTAATCTCTGGAATGTAAAATTAATTTATAGGTATTTTAATAAATGACTAGAATAAATGCACTACATAATTGTAGTAACCCATATCAAGGACAATATAAAAAAGTTCTTTGTGTATGTTCTGCTGGATTACTTCGTTCTCCTACTACAGCAATAGTATTACAAAGAACATACAATTACAATACACGTGCTTGTGGTGTACATGATTATGCTCTTATTCAATTTGATGATGTACTTGGTACTTGGGCAGATGAAATTGTATGTGTAGAACAATCTATTGCAAATAATATTCCAGATCAATTTAAAGATAAAGTAATTACTTTAAATATTCCTGATATGTATGAATATATGAATCCAGAATTACAAGAAATAATTAAGGAGCAATATGACAACGCATTGCGTAATTCCAGACGTACAGATTAGACCTGGTGATAAGCTAGATTTTCTAATAAACGTTGGAAAATATATAGTAGAAAAAAAACCAAAGGTAGTTGTACAAATTGGAGACTTCGCTGATATGCCTTCTCTAAGCTCCTATGACATAGGAAAGAAGTCTTTTGAGGGTAGAAGATATGTGAAGGACATTGAAGCTGCTACAGAGGCTATGAAAGCCCTTCTTGAGCCTATTAAAGAACATAACATTAAAGCAAAGAAGAACAAAGAAAAACTATATAAACCACGCTTAGTATTAACTTTAGGAAATCATGAACAGCGAATCATACGAGCAGTAGAAAATGATCCTAAACTTGAAGGACTAATTTCGATTAATGATTTACCATATCAAGATTGGGAAATTATTCCTTATTTAGAAGTTATAAATATTGATGGAATTAATTATTCTCATTTCTTTACTTCTGGTGTTATGGGTAGGCCCATTGGCAATGCTAAGTTACTTCTCCAGAAAAAGCATCAGTCTTGTGTTCAAGGACATGTACAAACTCTGGATATTGCTACTGATTATAGAGCTGATGGTACTCCCATCATTGGCTTATTTGCTGGTACTTGTTATGAGCATAATGAAGATTATCTAGGGCCACAAGGTAATAATTACTTTAGAGGTATTCATATGTTATATGAAGTAAACAATGGTAGTTTCTATCATCATGCCATTAGTCTTAAATATTTAAAGGATAAATATAAATGAAAAAGAAAATTATTGTTTTAATAAGTGGTGGATTATGTCAAGCTATTTTCTCTGAAGAAGAAAACTTAGATGTAATAATTATAGATGAAGATAATATAAATGCAGGAGATGAAGATCCAAGGGATGATCCTGAAATTGCTAATCTTTGTACACAAAACTATGCAATATACTAAATATGGATATATGTAACATGAGTGATGCATCAGAATTACTATATGAGTCTTCTTGGAATGATGTTATTGAAGACATGAGACAACGAGAAGAATTTGGATATAAAAAATATGGTAAGTATCTTTATGTAAAAACAAACGAAGACATGCTTCAACATCTATATGAAGAATTATTAGATGCTACTGTATATATAAAGACACTAATTAATCAAAGGAAAATATAAATGAATCCATTAATGTTTCCACTAATAGATAAGATCATTGATACTGTTGGTGATCTATTTCCATCGGAAGAAAAGAAACAAGCAGCTAAACTTGCTTTGTTAAAAGCAGAACAAGATGGTGCTCTTGAAGAAGTTAAGGTAAGTCTTTCTGCTATTCTTGCAGAAGCAAATAGTCAAGATCCATACACATCTAGAGCTAGACCTAGCTTTATGTATGTTATTTATATTCTGCTATTGTTTGCTTTACCTATGGGTATTATCAGTGTATTTGATCCTGCAATTCCTGAACAAATTGCCAAAGGATTTGGTGCTTGGCTTTCTGCTATACCTGATTCTTTATATGCATTATTTGGTGCTGGTTATCTTGGTTATACTGGCTTTAGATCTTGGGATAAAAGAAATGGTTTAGTTAAATAATGGGAAGAACTTTTTTTGATATTATGACAAGACTTAAAAGAGAACCTGAAATAACGGTTTTAGAACTATTAGAAATTACTTCTGAAGATTTAGTAGACAGATTTCAAGATTTAATTGAATCTAAAATAGAAGATCTACAAGCTGAATTAGAAGATGAAGACGAAGAGGATGAAGAAAATTCCTATGAATGAATTACCTACACTATATCAACAAATAATTCATCAAAGTAGATATGCTAGATTTCTTCCAGAAAAAAATAGACGAGAAACTTGGGAAGAAACAGTAGAACGACTTATCAATTATATTGGACGTAGTTTAGATTTAGATACTTATAATAAATTACAAGAGATTAAGCAGGCTATTCTTAATCTAGAAATCATGCCATCTATGCGTCTTCTTATGACTGCTGGAGAAGCTGTTGAGCGTGATAATATTGCTGCTTATAACTGTAGTTATCTTGCTATAAATAACAAACGTGCTTTTTCTGAAGCACTATACATTCTTATGAATGGTACAGGCGTTGGATTTAGTTGTGAACGTCAGGAAATAAGTAAATTACCAACTATTCCAGAAGAAATTAAAGATACAGAAGATACCATTATTATTGGAGATTCAAAACTTGGTTGGGCAAAGGCATTTAAAAAGCTCATCAGTAACTTATACGATGGGGAGTCTCCTAGATTCGACTATTCCCACGTTCGACCTGCTGGTGCTAGGCTTAAAACATTTGGTGGAAGAGCATCAGGCCCTGAACCACTTAAACGATTATTCGACTTTACGATTAACACTTTCCGTGTAGCTACAGGAAGAAAATTAAACAGTCTTGAAGTACACGATATTCTGTGTATGATTGGAGAGATTGTTGTAGTTGGTGGAGTTCGTAGAAGTGCTTTGATTAGTTTATCTAATCTGTCTGATAGAAGAATGAGAGAGGCTAAGAGTGGTGCGTGGTACAATGAGGCGCCTTGGAGAGGTTTGGCAAACAACTCGGTTGCGTACACAGAAAAACCAGATGTTGAAACTTTCATGGAAGAATGGTTATCCCTTATTAAATCAAAATCTGGAGAACGTGGAATCTTTAATAGAGAAGCTAGTCAAAGGCAAGCTGCTAAGTTCGGATTACGTGATAAGAATAGAACCTACGGGACAAATCCATGTAGCGAAATTATCTTAAGAGATAAACAATTCTGTTAAATGATAGCAGAATTAAAACCGTGTGAACTCAGGGGAACTCCAGAACGGACAATCCTGACCCAAGTTAAATCGGGGGCAACGACTAGATCGAAAGATCGTACACTCAAGTGAGTGGAAGTGCACGGATGTTGTTAATACAACATATGATATAGTCTGAACTGCATAGTAATATGCAGAG